GGTGGAGTAACAGTTGATGGTGATGTGGCGGCAAGTCATTTTATTGGTAGATCTATGCGTATGCAAACTACACAATCAGGATCTACTAAATCTATAACTAATGATGCTAATTGGTTATTAACTTCTCAAGCAATGTGTAATGCTGATACTGTATTACAATCAATACAGCAATATGTAATGCCGGATTCTTTATTAGATATTGGTAATGTTTATAAATTGATACTTGAAACATTTAATCAAGTTATCAATTCAACTGTAGTAGAACCAACACAAACTGGGTACTATGTTGGACAATGTTACAATGCGGCGGGAATGGGTGTAAGTTGGGGGGTTATGCCGCTCGGTGGTATTTGGAATTGGAAACATAATCACAATATAACAAATCAACCACATACTCACGATTATTCAATATATAAAGGAGATATGTATGATACATTGGAAGACTGGGGTGGTGCAAGACCAAGTCCTAGTAGTATACCAACACCAGCAACCGAATCTTGTATGGGAACAAAACCCGGTCCCAAATCATTGGCTGGTGCTTGCGGTGGAGGTGGTGGAGGATTCGGTTTTGATGATCCAAATAGCAGAGCATCTAAAGCAAGAAGAAATAGAAATGCTAGATTTGGTATATTTGGAGACGATGCATATGGTCAATATGATTTCGTTAATACTACTCCAGTTAGTGGAAATTTTGGTTATGATGAAGATGGAAATATCACACCGTATGATATTGTAAATTTCAACTTAGGGTTCGATTGTCCATCAGACATATTTGATAATACACCAATTAATGATGATGGTAAGGGAGATGGTAAACCTAAAGATTGTTAAAGCAAATCTTTAAAATTTGGTATTGGAGCAGAAAAGTTCTCAAACATCTTAATACCATTTTGATAATTTTCTGTATTAAAAGGAAATGTATAACGAGTTGTAATAGGAATATTCAATTTACCAGAAACATAATCTTTTTCATCCCAATAATATTTTACATATTCCATTACACTAGAACCATTTTTGTATGAAGACAATTCAGTTATAAATGAATACATGTTTGGATAAAAAACTAAAGTAGCATTCCATTTCTGTTCAGTATTATATATATACTTAGCACTTAAATATTGTATAAAATAATCTGCATGTTCGTCTCTTTTTTTCTGTATAAAATTTTTAGTCTTTTCTACTATGTCTTCATATAATACAGGTTTAGTATAATCATCTCCTTCTTTGCATGTGCTAGAAGCTTCTTTTAATGGAATACCATCATCATTACAAATATAACCATTAATAATTCTACATCCACCAGTTTGAGCAAGTTCTATTTGGGTTAATATTTTCGGTAAATATTCATTTGATATTTCTTTCCAAGTTTCATAAAAATTAACTCTACCATCACCAATAGCAGTTAAATGTACAAAATATGTTTCTAAATAATTTTCATAATCAAAACCTTCTTCCTTTTGCATGGAAACTACAGGTTCAATTTCTGGTAAATTAGCAACCTTTAATAATTGACAAAAAAATGGAATTGGGTCAAATCCATTCAAAGGATTTGCCCAACTTCTTGTTGCACTATTTGCCTTATACCATGATGTAATTGTATCATAGGTAGGGGGAGTGTATTTATGATTATAATTCGGATTTTGATAATAAGCCATATTTTTAATCTAGAAAATTATCTTGTTGTTGTTTTATAAAAATGGTTTTTAAAAATTCCATAATAGCATCCCTATCTCTTGCTGTTGTATAATGCTGTAGAATGATTCTTTCACCATCAACATTATAACCAAAAACAATAAATGTATCGAGATATTCTGTAATTATGGATTTTAATAAATCTAAATCTCTTAATGCTATTGCATTTCGAGTATTATTTTCTTTTAACCATCTATCTAAACTCTTTTCAAGTTCTTTGTTATTTATTTGCCCGAAAATTTTTTCGGCAACCTCTTTCATCGCAACTTCATCGTTTACACTAGATAAATTTCCGGTAGTTGTCTTTTTTGAGATGTTTCTTTTTTTTGGAATAGCCATATTAGTCCTTATATGTATCAGACTTGTTATTAATCCCAAACTTAACCAAATATTCAATAACAACCTCTATGGAACTCGTCTTTAGTTTAAAATTTTCTGGAAAAAATTGTCCCCCATCGTTTATGCTAAAATATTCTTCACCCATATAATTATGATTGTTAAAATATGTTATCATAACCGATGAGAATTTTGGATCAACAACAACCGTCCAACATCTCGGATCGTGTTTAGCATATTCATTAAATACCTTATCAACAACATACCCACTGTCTCTTAGTCTTTTGATGAAGTAACTTATAGTTGTTATTTTATTATTAGCCATATTAAAAACTTACTTGATATACGTTATTTGACAAGTGCAGAAACTATATATTTTAGGTCTACATTTTCATCTTCCTGTGTTTGGAATATAAAAACCTTGTATTCGTTGTTTATTTTCACCTTAATATTAGTTTTACTAGATATTAAATTCTTAAAAACCTCAATGTTTACAGGTATAGGTTTTAATATCTCATCACCAATTACCTTATCGGTCAAAACCATCGATAAATTATCGACATTTTGCATAGTCTTATCGTTAATTTCGCATTTTACCTTTCCTTCTTCGGTAAAAAAGTATATTTTACTAACATCCGATACAAAAGAATATGCAGTCATTATTCTTTTAATCTTATCTTGTGAAATTTCAAATTCTGTATCAAAATTTAATTTTGCTATCTTTTGAACATTCACCGAAGATTCTTTAATTATACCATCATCTACCAAATGGTATTTAAAATGCGTGTTTTCTCCAGAATTTACATCTTTACTATGACATTCAATATTGTTTTCGTTTAAAAATATAGTAAATTCACCATCATCCCCCAAACAATCCAAACCTGTTAATAGTTTTTTAATGTTTATGATGTTGATTTTAAAATCACTCAATTCAAAAGGCAATTTTGTCTTTGCATACAATATCAAAGAATTGTCAGATGGTGTACAAATTGTGTACAAATCATCTTTAGATATTTTTAAAATACAACTTTCTGTTATTTTACTAACAGGTTTTAGTATTTTCTCTAGAATTGTTTTTGGTACAGGTAAAATTTTATCACTCATTTAAAATATTTGTTTGTTTATTGATTGTATTACAATTAATAAAACATTCAACATATTTCTCATAACTTTTTGCAATTCTTTCCAAAGAATTAGCAATCTTTTTGATATTTTTATCTTCTGATGTCAAAATTACAGGTTCACTCTTTTGATTCTTTATTTCTCTTTTACCAATTTGTGGTAATTGATGAATTACTGGTTCTTTTACTGCATTTTCACTCACAGGAGCTTGTGGAAATGTGTATTTTGGTTCTGGAACAAGAGATTGAACAAGTTCCTCTGGTACATAACCAGAGGAACTTGCTGCATTTCTATTACGACTAGGATCAACAACTCTAGAAATAAACCTATTAATGTCTATTTGATTTGCTGGTCTTTCTGGTCTTTCAGTCGATAATTTATCAATCAATCCAAGTTGAGAACTAACAGCTTTTGCTAATTTAGCGGCTTCTAGTGCTTCTTCTTGTGGATTCATATTATAGATCGTTCAAAATCTCCTGCATTTTTCTATCTTCGTCAGATTCTTCAGAAGAAGATTTTGTTGTCTTATCAGCAGTTGAAACAATTTCGGCATAACTGTCAAAATCTTCCTGTACTTCTGTTTCTACAACTTCTGTTTGGTCATTATTACCCAAGAAATGTGTATTCAACAATTTCTTAATGTCATCATAAGACTTGTGATCAAAGATTGAATCCAAATTATTTGCCGAATTATAAACTTCATCGATATTATCGATACCATCAACCTTTGATGGTGACATAAACTTGGAACCCACATAAGTGGCATAACCGCCTTCGTTTTTCTCCACCTTAATTTTAAGGTTGCATCCATTTTCAGATAGATCAAAAACCTTTGCTCCAAATTCATCAGAATCGTCGCCTGTGATAGCGGAATCAATGATCTTTGCTAGTTGTTTACCGTAACGAAGGATTTTTACCTTTCCTTGATTTTCTGGATTGGTTGGATCTTTTATAACCAAAACGTTGACTAGCCAATTTTCATTCCTCTTAATTGGTCTAATCTTTTCGATCTCCGCATCATTCTTTGATGCATATACCTTTGAACGGTATTCATCGATTGGGCATTTCTCTCCATATGTATTTGGACAGAGAACCGAAACGATATTATTTGTCGAAACGCTCTTCCAGATATGACTATAATAGTGGAAGAATGTCCTTTCTGGATTTGTTACCAATGGAACAAGTCTTACAATGTAAGTCTTATCGATCTCTAACTTCATAAAGTCCTTGAAGGAACTTTCTGTTGATGTATTGTTGTTTTTGTTGATCGCATCCTTGATGGATTCGAATAGTGATGTTGTGTATTTACTCATACTTTTTTATAGTAGCATTTGATGTTTTGTTTTGCAAGTTTTCTTTTACGAAATTTTCAATTTTTTTTGTTGCGGTCTTAACGAATGTTTTTGTTTTATGGGAATTGTGGTATCTAACCTTAAAGGAATCAATCTTTTCGACCAAATTGCTGGCATACATATCTCTTTCCTCTTCCAACAAAGAAAATAAAATTTTTTCAAAATTTCCAAGTTCCATTATTGAATATGGATTGATTCTATGTTCCCTGTAGTGATTTATCCAAGAATACATGTATCCATTCCGGAAATTGAGATAGTTTTTTAATTCTATACCATTATCCAAACAAAATTTTCCTATAAAACAAATACTCTCTTTGATTTTATCAAATTGATTTTCTGGATTTTCGTCTTCCTTTATATTTTTATAGACGGTATAGGTTTTTATTGCAGATCTAGTAAAGAAATATTGTAAATTTGGATATTTGTCATCAGGATGAAGACAATTTGGTGCTTCAAAATATTCTTCTATGTTTATATGTGAATATTTTTGGAAAAACAATTCCATTTTTGTCAAATATGTTAGAGTTTCTTCGGACATATCCGAAAAATCTTTTCTTGGTTGAAAAGGTTTTCCTTTTCTAGAGTTTTTTAAAAAGCAGTTGTATATTTTTTTTTGAAATTCGTTCAAGTTTTTTTATTTTTTGGGTTTAATTTTGATCTAAATATTTTTTTGTATATATTGGGTGTTGATTTTAAATATGCGGTTATTATAGTTTGTAGATTGTGTTCGTTTAATAAATTGAAATATATTTTTTGAGTTTTTGGATCGTCTACTAAAAATTTTAGAAAATTTAAATAATTTAACTTTTTTCCTTTTGAAATACAAACAAAAGAACCAAATTTTAATGTTATATCTTCAAATTCTTCTAAATTTAGAGCATCTGATGGGTTTGATCTTTCTTCTAATTGTTGTGATGATGTTATTATCATAATGGTTTTAAATTTTTTGTCAATTCCATAAACAATGGAGTCAATTTTCCTGATGCAGAATGTGTATTTCCTCCACCATCACAAAATTTTTCGGCAAATTTTTGCAAGTCTATAGGATCATCTGATTTCTTTTGTCTTATAACGACTCTATTTGTTTTCGGATTTATAAAAAAGTATAAATCCGAGTCATATTTTTTTGTAATCGCATCTATTGTTAGATTGTTGAAAGAATTAACCTGTACACCTATGGTGTTTTTAACCTTACCCTTTATGTTCAATGATCCTTTATATATTTGAACATTAGATGCTTCTTTATATGCTACATTTTTAGCAAAATCTATTTTTTTTCTTTGTTCTAAAGAAGGTTCTTTGTATCCCGACTTATAATCGTTTATAAATTTTGGAAAATTGTCTTTATAATCCATCCAAAAAAGAACATTTAGATCATAAGACTCGTTAAAAACCATAGAATTTGAATCATAATCGTCTACCAATTCAATTAATTTTTTTTGTGAATCGGTTAATTCTATTTTGTCATCACAAAACAATCTTTTTAGCAAAAGACAATTTGAAGAATATTCTTTATGTAATATTTTTGATTTTTTAAAATCTTTTACATATTCTTCTGATCTTTTATGATGATCAATTATGGTAATGTATGGTTGATCAAGTTCGGGGAAGAAATCTTTTCTTAATGCTAAATCGAAAATATAAACATTTTTAGGATTAGATAATCTTTTTACTATTTGTTTGATTTTATCTATTTCTAAATTTGTTATTTCATTAAATGATACAGTCTCATTCGGCTTAGACCAAATAAAAGTCAATAAACTTGCCGCACCATCCAAGTCTTTGTGTGTA